TGATTTACCTTTTCAGGAATGAAAAAAGCCGCTCGAAAGCGGCCGGTTTGGAATTGCCCGAAGGCGGTTGAAACTTATGCGTCGTACCAAAATTCGAAGTCCTGCACGGTCCCGTAGAGTTTCGTATCCGGCTCGTAGTCAGAGAATGGCGAGCCGAGGACCTCGGTCTGTAACGCTGTCACGCCCCGCAGGGCCGCCTCCACTTGCCGCGCCGTCGCCGAAGCTTGCATCCGGCTGTCAGCCCAGACATTCAGCTGAAAGCGACCATTCGCCTTATTGGGCACGGTCGACTCGACGAAGTTGACCGCCTCCCCGCCGACCTGCTGGTAAGTGATATACGGCCGTGCGGCACCCTCCGGCGCCACATCAGGAAAGACGCGATCCGACACCAGGCTGCGCAGCGAACTGAAAATGATTGCTTCCACGCTCACAGACCGTTCTCCTTCAGCTTCTCAGCCAGCTTGGCACGCATGGCGTCGAGCGCCTGCTTGCTCTTGGTCTTGTATGCCGGACGGATGAACGGTTTTGCCGGCACCTTGGAGCTGCCAAATTCGGTCTTCATGGCTTTGCGGTAGGCTTTCCACGTTTGGCTATCGGATTTCTTTCGAAATCCGTTGAAGTGATGGCCCTCTTCGACCCACCGGTAGTAGTACGCATCGCCATTGGCATTCATCTTCCCAGCGCGGACGGTCACCAAGTAAGTTTGCTTCTGGTTGCTTTCCGACTCTTCCGTGACTCGCTTGATGATGATGTTTTTGTAGATAGTTCCGGTCTTTTTCTTGAACTTCTCAGCGTTCGATTGCACTTCCTGCTGAAACACCTGCGCGCCCGCATAGCCAGCCGCCCGAAGCGCACCCTCTCCGACTGCGTCGCTCAGCTTGTCCAGCCCGTCGAACGCGTCGCCAGAGAGCTTGATGCTCAACAGATCAGACATTTGACGCTCCTCGTGCGCACATCAACAGCAACGTGCCGTTATCCTGGTCGAGCACCGCCTCGATGTTGTAGGCAGCCTGGCCGTACAGAACCCGCATCGCCGGCACCACGCCATCGCGCTTTCGTATCAGGACCTTGGTGACTGCCGCATTTTGGGTCGCACCAGCAGCCATGTATTCGCGCCCGGACACGTCCAGCACACTGGCACGCACGCTGACGACGTCCTGCCATTCGCCCGGTCCCGGCGCCACGCCGCCGATTTCGTCGCGCGTGCCGGCGAGTTTCTGCAGCATGACCCGGTGTTTCAGCTTCGCCCCGAGGCTCATCGATAGCTCCGCAGGCCATCCAGCTTCCGCGCGCAATACTCGATCGCGATCGCATTGCGTGGATCCGGGTCCATCTCCTCGCGCAGGCGCAAAAGGATGAACGAGGAAATAGCCGGGTCGACCTCTTCCGGCGTCTCGGCCATGCCGGCAATGACTTCCACCGTCACCGCGCTGACCGTGTCGAACGTCGCCGGCCATGCTCGGCCATCGCCAGGCACGAGCCACGTTTCGTACTGCTCCACCACCAGCTTGCAATCGGCAGGGTCCAGCGTCTGCATGATGCCCGCCGCGTCGATGAATTTGACCGAGACCACGGAACGGACCGGGTGCGGGAGCACGATATCGGTCGGGAACCGGTCGCCGATCCACAGCCAGGTCTGGACCATGACCTTTTGCCCGATCCGGTGCTCGATCTCGGCCGTGATACCGCGCACGAAGGTCTCGATCAGCGGGTCAAGCTCCTCGCCGTCGGCTGCAACTGCGGCGCGCGCGAGTTCCATCGTGATCGGCATTTCTGTCGACCGCGTCTTCAGTTTTTCAGTCATCGTGTGCGTCTCGTGTTGACCTGGTGCGGCCGGGTCGTGTTCGTGAATGGGCGGGAATAGCCGGGGCCGGCTGGAGCGCGGGCGAATGTCATGCTGCTGGCCTGCACCTGGCCGACGTAGGTATAGGCCACGACCCCGGCCGGCAGCGCCGTCCCGTTCATCTGGATCTGGCCGGAGGCGATCGGCTGCCCGATGGTCGCCAGCACCGAGACACCGGCAGGCATTGCCTTGGCACTGGCCGATACCGTGACGGTTCCGACCGATGCTGCAGCTGCCACGCCCGCGGCCGATGCGTTGCCGTGGACGACCGTGGCGCCGCTGGCCGATGGCGTACCGACCGAAGCAACCGCCGCGACACCTGCCGGCTGCGCGTTGCCAGCGACAGACACGCCGCCGTTTGCCGATGCCGTGCCCACTGCTGCAGCCGCCTGGACGCCGCTCGGCGTGGCACGCGCTGTTCCGTTCGCCGCGACCGATCCGACCGCGCTGGAGGCCGATACGCCAGCCGGAGCAGCATTGCCGTGAACGACCGTCGCGCCCGATGCTGATACGCTGCCGACTGATGCCGTGGCCGAGACGCCTGCAGGCGCAGCAGACGCCGTGCCGCTGGCTGCCGGTGCGCCGACCGCCGAAGCAGCCGAGACGCCGGCAGCGGAAGCCGAGCCGTTGATGACCGTGGCGCCCGAGGCACTGACCGTGCCGACCGAGGCGACCGCAGAGACGCCGGTTGCGGCACTATTCGCCGCGCCGGATGCTGCCGGGTTGCCTACTGCCGCGGCTGCGCTGACGCCGGCAGGCGATGCCGTGGCGCTGATGACCGTCGATCCTGCTGCCGTAGCCGTGCCGACAGATGCCGACGCCGAGACGCCGACTGGCGATGCGCGGCCCTGGCCTGATGCAATAGGACTGCCGGCCGAAGCTGCTGCCGAGACGCCCGCAGGCGATGCACGACCCTGGCCGGATGCGGCGACGCTGCCAACTACGGAGGATGCCGAGACGCCCGATGGTGTAGCTGTTGCGTTCGTCCCACCAGCCGCTGCGTACAGCATCGGCGCCTGGCCATCGAACACTTGCCACGGGTTCGCCGAGATTAGCGCGATCTCTGCGTCAGTCAGCGAGCGATTCCACACGAGAACGAGCGGTACTGCCGCGCCACCTAGATTTGCCCGACCGTCCTGCGGGTCATTGCCGATAATGCAATTGGTCGCATTGAACGGGCCGGGGATATCGCCCGACGCGCTGCTGTCCAGCGCGCCGTTGAAGTAAAGGCGGTGATCGTTCGATGCGCGACGCGTACCTACCAGAATGCGTGGTATCGAGGCATCCGTCTTGACGTTTGCCGTGCCACTGAAAAGAGCCAGCCTATTACCGGCGTCGCGCACAACCAGCATTGCTTTATTAGAGTTGCTATCGCCAAATCCGAGCTTAACGATCTGCGTTCCGTTCGGACGCTCAGCGTAGATCGCCGCGCCGCCGAAATCACTATTCGTTGACGTTCCGTCGAGGATGGCGAGGATCGTCCAGGTCGGCCATGCTGACGCCAGCGCCGTATTCGACGCTAGCCATGACTCAGCTGAGGCATTCGTTGAATAGCCTTCGCCATTGCGCCCGATTTTCATCAGCGCGCCACCCACCGGCGTTACGCCAGGGCCAGGCGGAGTGAATGCGCCAATCAGCCCGCGGAAAAGCGGACTGTTCCGATTAAGCCGTACCCGCCCCTGCGGCTGGATGCGTGCTGCTGGCATTACAGCGTCTCAGTTTGCAGCGTTGCTTCGCAGGTAACGGCATTGGTCGTGTGACCATAGAAGCCGACACGGACATACATCGACGTGTCATCGGTCTGGATCGGGCCGCTATTCACGCTACCGGAGATTGTGTCGCCCACGCCGGCAGAGTACTCGTCGTAAATATTCGTCCCATTGTCGGGTGAAGTCTGGACAATGATCGTTGGTCCGGCCCCCGGAGCACTCGTTCCGTTCGTGACCTTGTAGCGCACGGTCTGCCGGCCATAGGCGCGCGTGTCGACCCACGCTCCGAACACAGCGGTGGCTTTGCTTAAGCCGGCCGCCACAGATTGCGATGCCAGCAGCGGGACGGATGTTTTTGTGAGCGCCATTATTCGGCATCCCTATAGAGTGCGGCTTCGACGTCCAGGCGCGATACCGGCGCAGGTTGCACGGCCAGATTCTTGAGTGCTGACGCCTGGTCCGGAGTCAGCACGCCACCTTCGGCCAGCTGGTCGATCATGTATTGCGTGGTCGGGTCGCCGACATTGATGCCGGAGTCCTGGCCGAGAAAGCGCACCGCCCACTTGACCGCGCTATTGCCCGCAGCAGCCGCCTCCAGCGCGTCGAGGATAGACGCGCCGAGCATGCCGCATTCGGCCAGGACCGTGCGGGCCGTCACAAAACGCGATTGCACCGACAGCCGGCCTGCGGAGACCAGCGCCGCAATGGTGTCCAGGTCGCGCGCCGCCACCGCTGCGGCACAGTCCGGGCGTGCAAGGATTTCTTTGCGCAGGCCCATATCAGCCGAT